TAAATGCGTGCTACCGCTCCCCCTGGCAACAGACAAAAGGAAGCCAACTTCATCCCACAAAAAGATGGTCGCCGGCTCCCTTGATATCCTATCTTCTAGGCTCGAATCAGATGCGAGGTCGCTACCCCCAAGTAGTCTTGTGCAACCGGATTCAGTACAAATCTTTTTTATTTGCTCCATTGCGTGCGCCTTGCCGGCACTTGAATCAGCAACCCCCATGCAGTACAAGCTAGTCCTTCCGTCTTGTTCGTCTCTGACTTTCCTGCCAAACAACGCCCCAAGAAACGCAAGCACACATCCCACCGACAAGAGCGGCTGTTCCCTAATTGCGGTGGAGTTAATCCAAGAACAAATATCCCCAAGCAGACCGGTTGGGCGACACAAAAACTGAAGCTCGCCTGGCGGATGCAGGGGCGGCAAAGCATATAATCGCTTGGTAACTTTGTCTCGCACTTTCTCCATTAACGCCCCTACGTCAACGGTCGTTGTCGTTGCAGCGGGTGCGTAGGCTGAATCAGTTAGCAACCAGCCGGGTGATTCCTTCGAGCCCAGCCTACGGGCCTCGCTAATCTTACGCCGAAAATCTCTTTCGTCTGCTTTATCGCTCAGATCCCAGGGCGGAATACATCGCGGGTTGTACTCGCGGGTCAGTAGGTCATAAGTTTGGGTGTCAGAGAGCAAAAACCCATTGACCATCCTCCCGGCGGCGTAGAGAAGTTTACTGTGACCACCCTGCCCCTGAACTGCTACATCGCACTGAGCGAGATACAAACTAGCCCGCCGTATGCTGTTATCATCAGGTGGCTGGATGACGCCGAGCTGGGGTATTGCCGGCTGATTACGTGCTGAAATTTCAATCCCAAACTCGCCGAGCAACCATGTAAAGTCGCAGTACGTGATGTTACTCATTTGTGGCAACTGCTGGCCGGTGACGGCGAAAAATCGCCCGTGGTCATAAATCTCAATCCCAGCTTCCTTGCCACCCTCACCACCGAATTGCGGGAGCTTCTTATTCTTCCCGCTGCTGAGGGGTAATTTGCCCCGAACGAAAATCTTGATACCACTGCCGGAAGGTGAGATTTCCGAGTAAGAGCCCAGTCTATCAATTACCTTTTGCGCCCAGTCAGATATCTCGCCTTTTCCAACGTAACGGCAGCCGTCTAAGTCGATTCCGCAGAACGGATCATCCTCAGAGAAGACGTAACCGATGCCAATGTAACCGCCGCGATCATAGGCCGCCAGGACCTCCCCGAAGGTTGTCCATGTAGATGGATCATTCGACTTAGCTGGGTTTCCACTCACCTGGAAAGGCATTTTACTGCTATTTCCACATGGCTTCCAAAGTACCCACTGCGGGCGTTCCTTTAATTCATCAGGAATGTATTCAGCGGAAATATTACGTTCGCTCATGTCAGTGCCTCGTTATACCCAGTTATCGAGATGTGCTTGCCGCCACGTTTCACAGTAATAGTTTTCGTCCACTCCAATAACTCCTGGGTAAAGAAAAGCGATCCCAGCGCCTCATCTATGCCCCCCTCTGTACCCCTCCCAAACCTCATCCTCCACCATTCCCGGGCTTTCTGGCCAGCGTAGCCTTCGTGATTGAAGCAGACCCATTCCCTGAACATCGATAAGCCGCATCTGTAACTCACCCGCAAACTGTCTGGCTTGCCTTTTTTGCGGTGCCTCGTAACGTAGACTGCGTTAACCTTATGCACCTCGGCAATATCCGATAGAATTGATTTCTTAGATGCATCTTTTCCGTGCATTTTACGTTCAGCCTCAGCAGCCCCTAAGCGTTCAATCTCTTGCTTGGGTATTTTCCACCCACATTTAGGGCAGACCCGTACCGCACGACTAAAAGACTCGCGGCATTCCTGGCAAACAGCCATAACAACCGGCTCCCCACCAAGGAGATCTATCGGCCCGTGTTCTTCTATGCAGTTAGCAAAATCGAGTACCAAACAATCTGTTTTCGATGCATGCGGCCTAAGGCCGCGGCCAACCATTTGGCAATAAAGTCCAGGTGACAGAGTTGGGCGCAGTAAAACAATACAATCAATATGAGGCGAATCAAATCCCTCGGTCAAGACATTCACGTTGCAGATTGCTCGGGTACGCCCATCCTTGAATCGCTGGACTTCCGCGTCTCTTTGGTCTTTGTGTGTTTTTCCTATAATGTACGAAGCATTAACATCTAAGCTTTTTAGGGCTTGGTGTACCATTTTGCAGTGATTGATATCCACCGTAAAAAATACCGCGGCACGCCGGCATTCACTGTTCATTATCCGTACTGCTTCACTGACCGCATCCCACACCACCCCGGCGTTATTTGTGGCCTCTGCTAACGAATTTAACTTATAGTCACCGCCAGAATTCCTTTTAACTTCGCTCAACTCCGGCTGGTGTTCACCAACCTTCGATCTAAGATTGCACAAATACCCGTCTTTAATCAGATCAGTAACACGGGCATCGTAGCAAAGATGCGTCAAGATATGGTCTTTATAGCAAATATCACCGCACCCCATCCTAAACGGAGTTGCCGTCCAACCAATTACCTTCAGGTTCTTATTAAATCTCTTACAACCAGCTATAAAGGTCCTATATTTACCCTCTCCGCTTGGGGGAATTCGGTGAGCTTCGTCAACCATTATGACATCAAATGGCTGGAATTCGCCAGATTTCTTGTAAACCGAATCGATTGACGCAAACAGAATTGGAGATTTGTAATCGCGTTTCCCTAGTCCGGCAGAAAAAATCCCCATTTCGCAATCCGGGTAGATAGCATGAAACTTCTCTGAATTTTGGAGAACGAGTTCACGTCTATGAGCAAGGACGCATGCCCTGATCCACGGAGATTCCTCACGCCATTTACGGAGCAACGCTGCCATAACCACGCTCTTCCCAGATCCGGTCGGAAGAGAAACCGCCGGATTCCCTTCCTGCGTACACACAAACTCGTGGACCGCCTCAACGGCCTCGATTTGGTACGGTCTTAGTTGGAAGCTCATGTATTCTGGTGTTTCTGCTTACTTTCTATCGAATCTTGCGTGTGATGCCCAATAGCCACGGCCCCAAATTTCTCCCTGGCAGCAGTAAGCACGTCTACCGTGAGTTTGTCCGGTGGAAGAACCATCAATTCTGAGCTTGAAATACAATCGCTCGCTTCCCCTTGTTTCCAGGTGTCCCCATCCCAATTTACAAACATAATAGCATTACTTTCGTAATCCATCGGGGAAGCGAACCCGATTAACCCAGGCAATACGAGATGGAACGTGCATGGGTTATCCTGATCTTCTATAGAAAGATCTCGCTTATGCTTTTCACACGTCCATCTGGCAAGTCCGTTTATTTCTGGCGTAGCGTGGCAGCATTGCCGGCACGACAAAGAGCGAATTGGAAGTGCGGATGAGGCATCCCCCCAGCAGACAGCATGGGCATCGCACCACTTACACTCGTAGTAGTCGGGTCGATCAGTCATTCGATCCGGTGGCGTCGTGGTGGTAATAATTTGCTCGGCACGGACCAGCAGGGTGGTAGCGTATTCTGCGTCGTACTTAATTCGCTCAGAATAAAGCGCGTCGGTGTCTTTGTTCCTAGCGAGATACAGTGCCCTCTTCATTCCACTCAGGTGCATGTAGATCTGCATCTGCGCATAATGCTGTGGTTTTGACGCCTCGACGCCATCTTTTTTAAGTGTCGCAAACGACTTTGCGTTATGTGTTTTATACTCGCCGACATGCCAGGTCTTAGGAGCCTCCGGCACGCCAAGAATAGCACCATCCATATGGCCCGAGAAGTGTCCGCCCAACGCGGATACCTCGAATTGCTCCCCTTGCGGATCTGCTTCGTGGACCTCACAGCCAATCGCAATTAAATCTTCCGTGAATCGCGCTTCCTCAAGATTCCCGGTAGCAAACAGTCGATACACTCGGCCTGAGATATCTTGCCTGCAACACTGACGGAAGCAATACCATAAATACCGACTACAATGATGCCCGATAATCGAGGCCCCTAAGTAACCGCGTTGAGGCTCGCCATCACCACACTCTTTGTACTTGGCATAAATAGCGGTAACAGTCTTAGAATCTTTGGCAAGGTGTTTTGCGAATGCATTCATATCATATCCGTGGGTTTTCCAGTGTTACGGAAATTTTCTTTGGCTTAACAGTCACATGATCCAGCATGCGATCGAATACAGCACGTTGATTTTCTCTATACCACTCGTACCCGGGTACATCGAGTTCCGTGGTGGTTTTGTATACCAATGGTACGTGAGCCCCGGCAAATTCCTCGCCGAATAGCTTCGTTAAGCCAACAGCGTCCGCTTTATACAGAAGCCCACGCCTTACGATTACCTTCGTCCCGTCAGGCAGTTTCACTGAAGTCTGTTTTGTGCCCTCTGTTGGCATTAAGGCGGCGATTCTGTCCTCGACGGCAATTCGGTCTTGACGTTTCTGGTTTTCCGCAATCTTCGCGAGGCGAAGTTTTGTTACCAGCGGTTCCAGATCCTCTAGTGTAACAGGTGTAGGGATGGGCTGCCGATTCATGGCTATCTCTCTCCTCGTGATATGAAGTACCTGGATGCGAATGCATAAGCTCTGAACTCACAAAGCACATGCACCCGCATCCATGCAGGCGGGAAAGGACACACAGAGTATATCACTTTTGCCCGCGACCCCAAGGCGGCAAATTACCGGGAGCGCCATCAGGCTGGGTATTTGATGAAGGGTTGCTCGGTTGAATCGGCGGGGCTTCCTTGTTGCATGCAGAATAAGTTTTCACGTTATTCATGTTAGATTTACTATCTACCTTGACGTGCGCGACACAAACCTTTCCGACGAGTTGCAGCTCTGGATCTGTAATTTTGTCAACACCAACTGCCTGCCCGAGTGCAGCAAGACTTCGCAACCCCATCGCAACGCAGACTTCGCTTGGGTTGTTAAAGTTAATACAATCGAAAACCACCTGGCCCTTACGAGCCCCTTCAAGGACCTGAAGCTTCAAGCCAACGTAATGTCCGTCTGCTTTTTTTGTCTGCTTAATTTCTACTCTGTCGATGCTGACAGTGTATTCGCCAGGTGGCAGAACATCAAAATCAGTTGCCGGCTCAACACTGTTTGCATCAAACCCACTGGGGCCAAAAGAATCATCAAAAGCACTCATCTACACGTCTCCTGGGTTAGGTATTGCCAATCACTGCACACAAACCACTATTGGTTACTTTCAGCCGCCGAGGCTGAGACGTAACTCATGAAAGTATCCCATGAAAGCGGAATTTCATACGGAAGGCGTCCATAAATGCCTCGTCCACCGCCCGGGTGCCCGGGACGCCGCTGGGTGTAAAGGAATCTTTGCCCCTCGGCTATATCGATTCCTCGTTTAACTTCCTTGTTGAATCCAACATCCTCCCCTTTTACTACGGTTTTGATATTCGCAAAAAGAATCACGTCAGCCCACTTATACAGCATTGCCGCGGCTTTTTCGTGGATATCGAATTGGTACTGGTCGTAAGCCCCAGCAATCGGATCGTCAAAGCGCTTTACCTTGACGTGGCCTATAATAACACTTGCCATCTGGCGGTCATCCCGTAACGCATCAAGACCACTTAAAATTACACGCCACCATTTAAGCGCCTCCGAGAATCCTTTAGCCCACCCGCCGAGAACATTCTCGATGGTATCAACTTTATGGTAGGCGCACACGGCTTCATGGATTAGCGGCTCCGCTGTGGATGCGGAGTCAATAACTACCGTTTTGTGGTTGTGTTCACCAGAGTGCAACGACCCCAGCCATTGGCGTGTATCATCGAACGAGCGACATAACGGAGTTTTACTAACATCGATGCTATCAATACCCTCTTCCCCCGCTTGTGGAAGGAAGACAGCATCAGGGGCTCCGGCGGCCCACTCTGATTTACCGATTTTAGGAACGCCAAGAAGAATGATCCGCGGGGCACGCATTATAGTCCCGCTCGTAATCGAAGAAAGATCAAAAGACATGCAATTTTATCCTTTCGTGTTTTTTACTGCAATTCGATTGTGAATTCAATTGGCTCGCTGTCGTCTGCATCAATATCGAAGATTATCTTCCCAATAACATCCGCAATCGCCCGTGTTAATGACGCGCGAATGGTATCGTGGCTCCT